TCCTGAATAAGTTGGTCCTACCGCAGAATATGAAATCACACTCGCATATCCGTTGAATACAGATGATGTGGAATCCCAAGTTGTTGTTTCTCCTGACCAAGTAGAAGTTGTTGAACTCCATATCAAAGAACTTGTACCACCTGAAATATAATAAACCTCCCCAACGTTCAATAACCCAACAACATTTTCAAATCTAAATTGATTTGAAGGGTTTCCACATTCCTCGAACAAATAAATGTCATAAGGTTCCGTCGGTGTTACCGAAGGAGTATTGGTGGGAGTAACCGTGGGTGTTGAAGTCACAGTAACACTCGGAGTTGGACTCGGTGTGACAACAGGTTGAGATGTAGGTTGATTATTTGGGTTGATTGCGTTTCCCGTGAGAATCGCACTACCCAATCCCTTCTTTTGAGATAGGGGTTTCAATAATTCATTGATATCAGGTTTGTAAACCTTGATAAATCCTGTACCACCGATGGGTCTATAGGGTCTCCCCTTCCAATTTAATTGAGACATGAAATTCTTTAAGGCAAAGAAATGAGAGGACCATTGTCCTCTCATTTGTATTATTATTGAACTGTGAATCCTGTAGCAATTGCTCCGAGAGTTGTTGTTACATCAATCTCTCGCGACGGGTTAGGTTCACCACCTGTGATTGTAACGGTTATCCCGTTCAAATCATTATAGTTCTGCCCAACTTGCATCGAACCTGCGGATACGAGTCCACCATTCGACCAGTCAACCGCCCAAAAACGTTCGTTGTTATCAAGGACGATTATATAGAGTTCATTTTGTTTAACCAAATCAAAGAATAGATTTCTAAGAGTTTGATTGAGTTTTGGTAAGGATATTACCACTGAAGGTTGGAATGTTACGGATTGTGCGACATCGTTCACCAATATTTCTTCTGTGAAAGAAGAAGATTGTTTTACAAGTTCGAAATTGTACCACGTACCGCTACCTGAGAAACCTGTGATTTCATCAGATGCGTTGGTGGAGAATCCTGAAATTGTATGACCACTATCACCTAATATCCATAATTCTTTAATACCTCCAATCGATGCATTTCTACAATCGAGAGAATATCCTTGGTCAATATAACATGACATAGTGTATTAGTTTTAATTTTATGGTTTATTAGTCAGCAATTACGAATGAATCTACAGAGAATACTCCGAGACCGTATACCATACGTGCGAAGATTTTTACGATATCTTCATATGGGTCGTACATGCCTTTGATTTCGATTCCGCCATTTTCTGTCGCATTCATGCCGACCATAAAATAGCTTGAAGGTCCTATAACAACTCTACCTTGTCCGTCAAGACCTTGAGTTGGGATTACTCTTACATTTGTACCTGGTAACATCACAGACCATTCTTGACCTTGTGCTGCTCTCGCATCGTCAAATGCGAACAAGTTGATGTAAGAAGAATTTCTCATACTCGCAACAAGACCACGATAATCGCTGTACGAACAGAACGCAACTAAGTCGTTTCTGTGTAATACGTTCGCAGGAATTGACTCATAGTAAGTTGAGAATACTGTCAAACCATTTGTTGAAGTTGCTGCAGAGTAGTTCACTGGAACCGCACCGTTTGCACTTGTTACAAGTGCGATAACACCATCGAAACACTGATTGTTGTATTCAGTACCACCTGTAGCGGTTGTGTTTCTCCAAAGTTGCTTTTCGATTGAGTCAGCAATTCTGTTAGAAATATCAGTCATGATAAGTTCTTCGAATGGAACTGTCTCTTGGAAGTTTGAGTTAGACAATCTCTGTGATAAGAAATAGTCATAAAGGTCATATGCGCAAAGACTTTGGTTGACCTTCTTATTACAAGTTTGAATTGTAACTTGGTTTATGGTTGTATCCCCTGTTGGAGAAAAACCGCACGAACCATCTTGGAAGATGACATCATTTTCTAACCACCCCACTTGCTGGGTCCCTTTAATATTCGGACGGATTGTTGCGTAGCGTGGTAAAACTTCGCCGAGGATGCTTTTAATCAACATGTCTGTTGCGTTTTCGTCAATCCAAGGACTGAGGTTTGATAAATTGTACGAAAATTTTTCGTTACCTATCTTTTTCATATTTGTTGTTTATTTTGTTTTTTGTTTATTAGTTTCTTAGTGATTTCAAAAATTCTGTTCTAAAGTCATCAAATGATTCTTTGAAATCTGTTTTCTTCTCAACAGGTTTTCTCTCAGGTGAGTTCTTGAATTTATTAAACTCATCTCTGATTTCAGAAATGTCTGTTTTGAATTTTCCATTCATTGTGTTTACCACAGTAAGAAGTTCTGTTATTCCTTCTTTGATGTTTGTTATTTCGTCAGAGAATTGAGATGAGAATACGGAACGGACAAGTTCTTGTTTTGCCATTTCGATGTCCATATCAGGAGCACCTGGCATCTCCATGAAATTACCTGCTTTGATTGCCCCACAAACCTTCTTAGCGATTTCTTCGTCACCATATTGTTTGACTTGGTCAGCAATGCATTCTTCCCATGGATACTTTTCCATTTTATATTTTCTCATTTCCTCAACATTCTCTCTTTCAACAATAACACCATCTACGGTTTGAATTCTGATTTTGTTTTCATTACCACTTGTGTCTTTGAGAACCACTTGGTGTTCACCATTTGGTGCGGGTGTCTTCGTTCCATCAGGACCTACGACATCCACTTTCTCTCCAACATCAAAGGTTGGTGATTCCAAAATCTGACCTTGACTGTCCTTTGCTTCCGTGAAGGCAAGTCCTTGTTGAGATTCCTCATCGGACTCCTCCGTTTCCACTTCAACCGATGCACCCAAAACCTCAAGTTTTGTTATCGTAGATTCTTCGTCTACTGTGACAACAATACCTTCTCTTGTTTTGTGTTCACCCGTTGGGGCAGGGGTCAACGTCGAATCCCCTATAACATAAAGAGTCTGACCCACCATTAGTTCACCATCTTCATTGTTGGTAACTTCTGTTTGACCGTCCTCTAAAACTGTTGTAAAGAATTTTTCGTTCTTGAATTTCAATCCGAGTAATTTTACGATTTTATCAATCGCTTGTGTTGCGTTCATATTACTGAATTTGATTTATGATGTTTATGATTTCTCTTATTAAATAGTCCTCACTATTGTGTGAAGAGAATTTATATTCAAAATTTCCTTCTATTGATATACCTTTTATTTCTCCTTCTTTAACCATATTCCAAACTTCGTCAGAATCACAACGGAATCCAACCATCCAAGTCCCCTTTGGTACTTGTTCTTTTGTATAACCGAGGGAATATGCTTTGTCTTGGTCACCATCTACAATCCAAGATTCAACGAGGTATACATCGTTGAACTTTGTCTGAGAATGTTCATAGTTTGTATGTCCACCACCACTTCTCTTTTCAATCATATAACGTTGTGCCATTCTTTCAATGGTTTGTGGTTTGAACGTAACGAAATATCTTTCCTTTGTAACCTCATCAATCCTTGGGATAAGGATTCCAGGTTTCATCGCAGGAGAATAAATCATTCTCTTTTCCCCATCAACTTTGAATTCAAGTTGTTTTTGTTTTGACATATTCTGTTGAGAGATAATGTATGCTTGTTCTGATTTACGTTTTGTTTCCTCAGAGTAATATCCTTGGTTTTCCATTGACTTTGGGGGAATACCTGCTTTACCTTCTGCGAAACCTTGGTCAACTTTATCTCTACCTTGGAATAAAAACTTTCTCCACGCATGTACACAATTCGGTCCACCCTTATACAACCACTTTGAATATGGTTCTCTCTTGTGACCAAAATCACGATTTACATCTCTAAGTAAATCTATCTCAGGTCTTGTGAAAAATCTTCCTTCAATTGAAGTACAGAATTCTCTATCAGGTTGTCCTGTGAGAACTCTTTCATATCTGAAATATGTTTTTGGTGTTGTATGATTTCTTCTATATACTTCTTGTTCCGTTCTTCCGTTCATTCCAAGAACAACTGCTTCGAACTTTTCATAATCAACCTCTGCGAGTTGTTTGAATGCGAGGAGGACTTGATAGTCCTCCTCATCATAGTCATCCAAGTTTATATCTTCTTCACTAAATGAATAAGGTATCTCTTCAATGGTTGTATCGTTGTAACCACAACCACACATCTCTTCAGGATGTGTTTCACATGCCATGTAGAATTCTTTTCCATCAATTGTATGAACGTGAGTTCCCTCACATCCAAGTTTCTGTGCATATTTTTCTGCGTCTTCTATTTTTTCAAATACTGGCATTCCATTTACCAAGGTCTGACCGAAATAAAGATTATCCTTTGGAAATGGGTAAGTTCCATCATCCCAACATCCACAACCACATCCGTCAATCTCTGACATTTCTTCTTTGGGTACACAATTTGGAACCATTCTTCCGTCTTTTTCTTTCAAACCGACTGCCTCCCATCCTTCCCAACATGCGTCCTCCAATTCAAATTCTTCAGTGGTTACGATATCAGAAATGGTTTTTATATGAGCATCCATAAATGAAGTATCATACTTGATACCAATAATTCTTTCAATCTCCGAAATTAAATCCTTGAAATCATCAACTAAAATTTTTGCTTGTTCAAGTTCGGAAGGTAATGCGAACTTCCTTTTAAGAACGATTGCTTCAATTCTAAAAACATTATCAGCAATCTGTGCTGCTGACCTAATCATTCCTTGAGTATCTTCATCAGTTTTATTTGACAATATTGATTTGAACAAGGATAAAGCACCAGGACAGATATAAAAAAATCTTGTTTGGTATCCAAGAACATCCATCTCTTGAGACATATTGACTTTTGTTGTACCTGTTGTTTGTGACCATGGGGATAATGAACTAACGTCATAACCCATCTTCTGTTCAATTTGTCTAATCTTTCTTTGGGACCAATTGAGTGCTTCACGACCACCCCATGCGTCGTACATGAGTTTACCACAACCATCTTCATAGGTCTTAGAACGAATCAAATCAACTCTATGTCTCGAAAGATATGAATACATTCTTTTGATTGTATCGAATGAAATGGGTTCACCTTTTGCGAGTTGACTCGCACGTTGTTTTCCAACAGGGGTTCCACAAGAACCCCATCCGTTCTCCTCTGCCCATTGGACAGCACGACGTGCGTTATCCCTGACAGATTGAGGATAATCTCTATAAGATTGAAATTCCTGTTGATTGAAATAAACCATTTCAGTCTCAATCGCAGGTTGAAGAACAAGTGCGATTTCTTCTACTCTTGTCTCACCTGATAAGGATTCATCTACCAATAGTTCTATTACTTTGAGTGCCATAAATTATATTTTACTTAAATCATCCAATCTCTTGGATAATGCTTGTTGATTCGTAATCTCACTTTGAAGGACATACGCACGTAACGGTTTTTGACGTTGTTCTGCGATTGCTTCAACGATTCTTGTATCATCGAATGAATTCACTACGAGTGGACGACCACCACCTGCTTGGTTTATCGTTGATAATAAATCACGATAGTTGACAAGTGAATTTCTATTGATGATTGCTTCTTGACCTTCTGCGATGACACCCATTTGTGCTAATGGGATTCCACCCTGTTCGTGAGTCGGTCCTGATAATAACATTCCACCTTGTGCTTTCACGAGACCACCCTTACGGAACATTTGTGCCATGTTGATTTGTTCGTTGATGATGGCGACTTCTGCGGTTGTCAATCCCGCAACGATTGCGGATTGAATGAACGCGAGTGGTGTTCCACCAAGTTGAGCAAAGATTGAGGTGATTGCCTGTGCGGCATTTGCTACCGCTTGAACCAAAGAAAATCTTAGTGAACTCAACGTTTGTTGTTTCTCAAGTTGTTTTCTTTGTTCGTCATATTTTTCCCTAATTTCTTGTCTTTTTTTCTCTGCTGTCTCTGTATTTCCCACAACATTATCCAATTGTGCTTGAGTGGATTTCTCCAAGAATTCTAATTGATTTTGGATTGATTGTGCGGATAATTGTGATATCTGAGAAAGTGTGTCTGAGAATATAGAAATACCTGTATTGATATCAGAAAAAGTTTGTTTTATGAGGTCTTGTTTATCTTTTTCTGCCTCTCTTGTAGCATCCACTTCCAATTTCTTGAACTCCACATAAGCATCCAATAAATCCTCCTCGGTTTTTATCCTGAGTGCTGCCTCTTTGGTTCTTTCATCAGAAACTAATTTGAAGTAAAAATTACCCAAACCAACTCTGTCTTTTTTTAATTTTTCACGTAACTCATCTTCATCTTTTTGTGCTTTGGTTCTGACTCCAAAGAGTTGTCTTGCGATAAAATCTATGTTCTGTTTGAAAAGAACACCTTGTGCTTTTGAGGTTTCATCCAAAGAATTATTTATTCCTTGGAACGCAGATTCGATTTTATTCGCGGTACTAAGAACCTGTTCCTCATAAGATACTATTGATAATCCTAAATTTTTGTATAATTCAACTTGTTTGTTTACAGTTTGATTTATTTGTTCTAATGTAATAATTGAATCTTTAGGTAAACTTCCTGATGTTGTGAATTCAACCAATGCGGTATTTAATTTCGTGATTTCACCTTCCAATTTTTGAAACGCAGGAGTTCCCTGTTGGGTTAGGGATTGTGCGAATCTTTTTGCTTCAAGTGTAGATAGAATCAACTGTTCTCCAATTGGTATAAATAATCCTTGTCGAACTTCATTCAAGTATCTTTCAGCATTTTTCCTTGCCTCAATCGGGTCGAACGCAATTTCAATTAGTTTTTTGTCTTTATCGAAATCTGTTGTTAGTTTCCCGTAAGCAAGTCCTAACTCACCAAACAGGAATAACATCTGTTCCGCACCCGTGAGTGCTTTGGTTATTCCCAATCCTTTTTGAAATTCTGTTGAAACTGTTTTTTGGTTTTGAATAAATTTTTCCAAACCAGGTGTTTCTCTTAAAAAGTTTTCAAATTTGATGTATGCTTGTGTGAGGTTAGCGACTACATCCTTTTGTCCTTGAGATAAATTCTCATTATTTTTAAGGAAGTCTGAATATGTTTTGTTATATCCGTCTATTGTTTCTTTAAAACCAAGATTCGCAGATTTGACCCCTTCAAATTGGTCTCTAACTGTTTGGAACAAAACTTCGAATGATTTAGTTGGGAGAGTAAATGCTTTATTACTTTCCTCTCTAAATTTTTCTAATGGTCTTAAAGTATCGAGAAGTTCTTTCCTGTATTTTTTGAAATTTTCAATTTGTTCCAAAGTTCCTGATGAAGGAATTGTTCCTGACAATAATTCCTGTATCTCAAGATATCTTTCAGAACTTTTGTTGAACTTATCTATGGCGTCTGATAGGTCAACTGTTGCGTTCCTACCATCCAAGAATGCTTTTCTTAGTTCTTCAGTTTTTTTCCTCAAGTCTTCTTTACGTTGTTTTGCGAGTTCTTCACTTTTTGCTTGTCGGTCTAAAAGAGAATTTGTTTGTGCGATTGCCTTATTCTGTTCGTTTATTTGAAATTGGTAATTTTCTATTGCTCCTTTGAGAGTCTCGATGTTCAGGGATGCAGTTAGTCGTAGTTCAGCGTCCTCTGCTGTCAAATTATTTGTCTCCTCTTGAATCTTATTCTGTGCCGCTTGAATCTTCGCAAGATTGTCTTGAATAATTGCTTTTGCTTTCAAAAATTCCTCACCCTGTTTGGTCAAGATGTTATTCTTGTCAAGGAGTGCGTTGAAACCAGGAAATGCTTTTTTAAGTTTTTCTATCTCCTGAAGTTGAACTGATTTCAATCCATTGACTTGTTTTAATAAATCAATTTGAGTTTGATATTGAATCGATTCTTGAGAGAGTGCTTTGTTGACTTCCTCGGTAACAGATTTCTGTTCCTCGGACGCACTTGTGAATGCGATAACCGCAGTCACCAAAAGACCAATTGCGGCAATTATGGCAGTTAGGGGATTAGCAGCAAGGGTTGCCCATAGGGTACGAGTTGCGACAGTCGCAGCAGTGGCTGCCCTTGCGGATGCGATGGTCGCGATATTCGCCGCAACGGTCTTGATTGCGACCGCACCTTCTGCGACCTCACGGGCAGTAAGTGCCAAGGTAAGGATTTGTTGTGCTTTGGTGGCTGCCCTACCAACGTCTTCTGACTCCGCACCGAATAGTGACAGAGCAGTCTGTGCCGCAGCGAATGATGACACAATCGCACTTCCGACCTTCGCATACGCACCCACCCTCTTCTCAAGGTCTTGTGGTTTGATGGATTCGTTCAGGTCTTCTGCGAAGTTCTGTGCTTTACGAATTTCTCCTTGTAAGTCTTTGAATTTCTGAGAACCGATTTCAACACCTGCGAGTTGTTCTTTTGCTTTTCTAATCGCAGTCTCAAGTTCTGTGATAGACGATACAGATTGTTTGACACCACCTATGTTGAGTTCTAACGCAATTTTTTTTGCCATATCAATAAATACTTGATTTAAAAATTATCAACAATCATTTTGTAGAACCTGACCCAAATAGTTCACGGTTGAGAATATGGTTGTCGCACTTGTTTCCTGAACAAAATAACCTTGAGGATATGGTGTTCCGATGTTATCCACGTATACAAATGTAAAGTCTGCGATTGTTGGGGTTGACGCATAAATCGTTTGTCCTGTCACAGAGTTTGTACATAATAGGAATTGGTCCGTAGCAACGTATGCGGATAACGTGTATATCGCACCCGATGCAGGGAACGGTTCATTCGGATATATCGAATGGTCAGGTGGTGGAGGAACAATCTTGTTGTAAGGGACCACTTCTTTGAGTAGTGATACTTCAGTGAGTTTCCAATTGACAAGGTCTGCTTCGTTTACTCTTTCAATCGAGAAATATGAATCCTTTATGAATACTCTATCTCTTAGGTCAAGGTCTCCTATCTCAACAGGGTTGAATAAGAATCTACCTGTTAAACGTCTTGTCTCAGGTGAATATAAGTTTGTGAAATAATCACCCCAAAATGTTTGGTATAGATTATACTCTGTGAATTGTACAATACCTGGATTTTGATTTCCAAAGAAATCAAAATTCTTATCAAAGTTTAGGTCTGATATTCTTTCTGAGTCTAATGAGTCCAAGGTTGATAAGTGATTCACACAAGGATAGGTTGTCCATTCAATTGGTGTCGCACCTGATAATAACCACCACTTTGATGGTTGAGTATATCCTGATTGACCATACATAAACCTATTACCATTCCAAAAGAACAAATGGTTCTTTTGGGAATATGGTATTTCTTTTCCGGTTGCGACATCCAAGTCATATACTTTCGGAATGATGATGTTCGTTGAACCACTTATCGTTTCTGATGGTAATGGTCTGAATGGAAACTCCATTGTTGATTCTCCTTGAAGGATATCCCCAATCGCACGGAATTGTCTTGTTCCAAATGGAACGACGTATTGTTCTTCCCATAACTTACCCAAGTGTTCTTCTTCTGCGGGTTCGTATTGGAAGTTCCACGATTTCTGTAGTTGGTAATTTACTGGTTCTAATGTGTAAGGCGAGTTTATATCAAGTTTGGATGTCCAATCCAACTTGTTTGCGTATTGTTCTGAGTAGTACCAATTGTATGGTTCTATTCTAAATGTTTTTGGTTGTGGTGATTGAATGATTACGAGATTGAACATCTTCATGATTGCTTTGAAGAAGTCGAACGCAGAGGTATCAGGAATCTGTAATTTCATATCCACGAAGTTGTTCTGTGTGAATATGGGTGCGTCGTATAGGTCCCATCTTGCTCCGAAATTGGAACCTTGCCATTCATATGGACCTACCCATAGACCTGCGAATCTATTTGAACTTGTTGAGTTATTAAATCTTATGAATAGACCAATGTAATCACCTGCGGACAACTGAACGTTATTCATGAATATACGTTGGTTGTTTACGTTGTTGTAATTCAGTGCGATTAGGTTATCAGGTGTTCCCCCGACTGCTGTTCTTGTAGAAGGATTAAACAATCCCTGTATTGTTGAACTCTTGAATATCGTTAAACCATAATATGTTACAACTGTGTTGTTGTTAAATA